GAATTAATTGAAAATCATCCTAATATGACATATCATGGGTTTAAACCAAACCCTGTAGTTCGTGAGGCTCTAAAAGAAGCCCACATATTTGCTTACCCATCAGTGTGGCAAGAAACTTCTTGTATCGCCGCTATTGAAGCGATGAGTGCTGGATGCGAAGTGGTTTGCCCAAACTTGGCTGCACTTCCAGAAACAACACTCGGATATGCACGCATATATCAATACAGCGAAGATATGAACCAACATGGAAATGTATTTGTAAATTTATTAGCAGCTGCAATCAAGCAACGATTTGATGACGGAATGATTGCTAAACTTAAAAATCAGAAGAATATGATTGACATGACATATAACTGGGATTTCAGAGCAGCAGAATGGACTCAACTTCTCCAAGCAATTAAACCTGAAAAAAAGATCAAAATATTGTAAATTAGGTGTTGACATCCCTTCCATTTTGTTTTAGAAAGAGTGGGTAATAAGGAGAAAAAAATGTTTAGAATTGTCCACCTACCTAATGGATCTATGATCAAAGCTGATGTAGTTGCATCTTTTGAAAGAGCTATCAATAATGATTTCAATCTTCGTCCAGGATATGGATCTACTGATTTTTGGAATTTTGTTGAGTCTGATATGTATATGGATCTTTCTGGCATATACGCTTCATCTTATATCGATGAATGCTTTGAAGTTTTGGGAGATGAATTGTCAGAAAAATATTTGGAGGTATGCTGATGAAATTTTATAATTATGAAGTAACTAATATTGAATTTGAAGATGTGGATATGAAAGATTATCCTAAGTTTTGCGATGCCTATATCTCATATGCTGAGATTGATGGTCGGGAAGCAACCGAAGGTGAGCTTGAAGATATGCAAGCAGATTCAGGTTTCTTCTATGATGCATTAACCAATTACATCCACTAAAGGAGCTCTTTTATGAGAACCGTTCATTATGTTGGTATGAGTGAAGCTCGGTACGAGGCAGCTCGCAGGATCTTCGGTGGTCCTGCTTACTATCATAGGTATATGGACGCTCGAGTCTATAGTGAAGTTGGTGATAGTGATGTTGTTATAGTAGGTGATCCTAAAATGTACAAGTATGTATGGGATGCATCTGCAGTTCCAGCGGAGTATACAAATTGATTTTTAATAGTAGTCTTATCGATACACAAGATCATTGGATGGTTGGAACTGAGTGGATTTACGCCAAAGGTACAGTCACCATGCATCCAGAGGGATTCAGCTGCAGCTGCAAAAAGAAACCACGAAAACCATGTAATCATATCCGCAATGTGAAGTTGCGGATATATGGCACATTCGATCAACAATACAGAGAAGCTGCATGAAATTTCTAATCACAGGTGGGGCGGGGATGATAGGTTTCCACACTGCTATAAAACTTAAAGAAATGGGACATGATGTTCGTTGTGTTGATAATTTTAATGATATAATTTATGACAGTAAAATAAAATATGATCGTGCTAAAATATTAAAGAATAAAAGTATTAAAGTCATCCATCAAGACATCGCAGATATATCTGTCGATCCAGATGATTTTGTTATACATTTAGCTGCTCATCCAGGAGTGCGTGTTTCTATGGAGCTAGAGCAAGATTATATTATCAATAACATACTTGGAACGCAAAAGGTAATAGCTGCGTGTGAGAAAGCTGAAGTTGAGAATGTAATTTATGCATCAACCTCTTGTACCATGCACGGTAATCCTTTACCATGGGGGCCAGATGAAAAACTAGGAAAACAGTTGAGTCCATATGGATACACTAAAGCCACCAATGAACACCAGTTTAATATCTCTAAAATCCCTAATGCTGTATGCCTCAGGTTCTTCACAGTATATGGTCCATGGGGTCGACCTGATATGGCTCTGTTTGAATTCACAAAAAATATTCTAGAGCAGAAACCAGTTAAACTGTTCAACAACGGTAAGATGATTAGAGACTTCACATACGTTGACGATATTGTACAGGGTATAGAAATCGTCACAAGAAATATGTCCGAACGAGAAACATATTGTATTGGGAATGGTAAGCAGGTCCAGCTTATGGATTTTTTAGATGAGATTGAATATAATCTTAATAAAGTTGCACTCAAACAATATCACCCACAACATCCAGCAGATACTCGAGAAACTTGGTCGGATACGACTAAGCTCAAGAAACTTGGATATAGTCCTAAAATTTCTATACATGAAGGTATTACTAGATTTATAATGTGGTATAAAATGTATTATAATGCATTTTAGGGGTTGACATATGTTTCCGAATGCGATAGACTCTATGTGTAATCTAAAGGAGATACAATATGATGACAGCTTATAAAGTGAAATATACCATTTATGGTCTGACTAAAATGTCTCAAACATTTTTGATGTATCGTGATGCGAAATCTTTATTGAATAAAGTTCGTCGACAAAATGGTGTCACCGAAGCTGAAATGATTGTGGTATAGGGAGATTGAATATGAAAATTAAAAAACGTCGCCAAATGACTCCAGAACAGAAAAAAGCTGCAGGAGAGCGCCTTGCAAAAGCACGTGCTGCTCGTCAGGCTTCTAATCCTCCTCAGTACAAAAATGTGCATGCATCTGTGCTTGCACTACCCGAAGATAATCCATTTAGCATGAAAAAGGTTCGTGGTTGGATTAAAACTCAAAAAGAACTTCTGAGCGAGCATCGTAAAGCTTTGCGGCAAAAGGTAAAAGGAGCAGAGGCTCGTGTGTCTAACACAGAGTCATATATTCGAAATCTTGAGAGATATTTGCGTGAAGGAATTTATGTAGATATGTCTTATGGTGAGCATGGACAAAACAACATTAAATATCGTTGCGTTGTTCCTTCTTATGATAAAAACGGAGAACCAAAGCGAAGCTATGGTGTGTTCTATCAAGATCTCGGATATGTATACGGAATAACGGAAACATGAGTAATATTATTAAATTTCCTAATATGGGAGATGCCCCTGCCAATACCAATAAGGTAGACGAAGATCTAGATCGGCTTCTTTACGAAGCCGACGAACTTGCAGAAGAATGGATTGAGTATTTGTCTGCTGGTCTAGATGAAGCAGAAATTTCTGAAATGAGTAATGAATATTGGAAAGATCTACATCATGCTGCAGAGGCTTTACGGTCTTTGATATATAGACATAAGGGGATCCCCCATCCCTTTCAGCAGTTTGTTGACAAAACAATAATGTTAAAATATGAAAACGGTTCTGTGCTTGCATATTGGGATGAAGATGCTTTTAATGAAGATGAATAAGAAAGTAAAAAAATGATTTTGTTAGATTTAAATCAAGTTATGATAAGTAACTTGATGAAACAATTAGCTATGAATAAACAACAAATGGATCAGGGATTGATTCGTCATATGGTTTTGAATAGCATTCGATTGTACAATTCTCGATTCAGAAATGAGTATGGAGAAATGGTTATCTGTTGCGATGATAAAAACTATTGGCGCAAAGATTACTTTCCATACTACAAAGCTCACAGAAAAGAAGATAGAGATAAATCTCCCATTGACTGGAATCAAGTATTTGATTGTCTCAATGGTATTCGTGATGAGCTTAAAGAATTCTTCCCATACAAAGTTGTACAGGTTGATCGTGCTGAAGCCGATGATATTATTGCAACCCTCACTAAATTGCATTCCGATGGAGCAGACACAGGGTTAATCTTAGAGAATAATGAAAAAGTTCTCATTGTTTCTGGAGACAAAGATTTTGCTCAGTTACAAAAATATGCTAATGTTTCTCAGTATAGTCCTGTTATGAAAAAGTGGATTACATGCCATGATCCAGAAGTCTTTCTGAAAGAACATATTATGAAGGGTGATAGAGGTGACGGTGTTCCTAACTTTCTGTCAGGAGATAATGTTATTATCGCCAAAGAACGTCAGCGTCCTCTAGCTGCTAAAAAAGTTGCTGACTGGATTGATAAAGATCCATCCGATTTCTGTAATGAAATTATGTTAAGGAACTATAAACGAAATCAGCAAATGGTCGACTTAGATTTCATTCCTGACTATATAGTTGATAAGATTAAAATAGAGTATGAAAATGCAAACCAAGCTCCAAGAAAAGGTTTGATGAATTACTTTATAAAGAATAAATTAAAACATTTGATTGAACATATAGGTGATTTTTAGATGGCAAAACTAACCATGCATGAAATTTTATCGGAAGTGGGAAACGCTTCTGGAAGAAAAGCCAAGATTGATATTTTACATAAACACAGTAGCCCAGCCCTTAAAGCAGTGCTAGGATACGCATACGATCCAACTGTTGAGTGGGCACTTCCTTCCGGAGAACCGCCATACAAACCAGCTAACCCTATTGATGTTGAAAGCGTATTTCACGCCGAAATACGAAAATTTTATTTATTCACTAAAGGTCCAAGTGAAGCACAGAAAAACTTAAATCCGATCCGAAGAGAGCAGCTATTCCTTGAAATGTTAGAATCTATCCACCCAGATGATGCTAGAGTTTTATTGGCTATGAAGGATAGGAAATTGCCATACAAGGGATTGACACCAAAACTAGTAGCAGAAGCTTTTCCGAATATGGCAAAACACTGGGAAGAAAATGTCTAAAAAGATCAAGAACTTTAAAGAACACTTTGAAGATGAAGATGGTGTTCGAATCAGAGAGCAGAGAAAGTCTCGTTCAGCTGATAAAAATCATTTGAGAAATGCGATGAAATCTGGCGACTGGTCAGAATTTGAGGAAGATTGGGATGACGAAGAAGAACGTAGCGATAGTTATCGGTAATGGTGTAAGCCGCAAAGAGCTTGATTTAAACTCTCTTGTTGGTCATGGCACAATTTATGGGTGCAATGCCCTACACCGTGAATTCGATCAATATGATCATCTGATTGCAATTGATGATGGCATGATCGAAGAAATCAAAAATGATCCGAAAGCCATTATTCCCCCGACAGAAGAAAGATTTGAAAGCTCTGATTATAATCCCTTCCAAAGGAGAAGATCAAACGCTGGCATGAATGCGATGTATGAAGCTGTAAAAGCTGGTCATGTGAGCATTTTTTGTATTGGTTTTGATTTCATTCTTGAGGGAGATATCTCAGTCGACAATATATTTAAGGGCACAAAAAATTATGGTCCAGAAACTCATGCTAATGTTTCTGATAATTATTACCGACTGCAATATCTCCAATGGTTTATTTCAAAATATAAAACATGCAGTTTTTGGTTTGTTATTCCGGATGATGCCGAAAAGAAAGATATAGAAGGAAATAATGTTTTTGGCATACATCTATCCAGATTTATAAATATGTTAGAAACCGAATAAGGAAAAAACATGTTAGAAGCAATTATTGCTGGAACATTATTCGTAATACTAAATTCATACTTCAGCTATAAGTGGGGGTTCAAGTCCGGACTCACCGAAGGTGCTGAGGGTTGCCTCTATGTCTTAGAATCAGAGGGAATTATCGAATTAGAAATCACCGAAGATGGTGAAGAAAATATTATCCCCAAAAAATAAAAACAAAAAAATGCATTTTATTGCAGAAAAGTGTTGACATCTATAATTATATGTGCTATGTTGTATGTGTAATAAGGAGACAGACATATGTACGGAATGTTCACTAAAGCTGGTAATGTAAAAGTTCAAAAAATCGTAACCGATGCTCTTAACTTAAAAGAAATGGGTTATGGAGTAGAAAGTGCTTGGAATTGGGCAATGAATGAGTTAGCTATTTTAGCTGAAACTTATGATCATGAAGAAGCTGAAGACACTTCTGTGCGTGATGCGGTTTATAATGCAGTGGTTTGTGGATAAGGAGAAAGATATGGAATTTACTTACTCTGATGATATATTTTCTGATTTACATAAAGATGTATATGGGTTTCGTCCTGGTGACACTCTTATGGAAGAATGGCATGAACGCACCCCAAGACAGAAACAAGAATTGTGGAATGCTCTTTGTGACGAACTTGAAGAGAACACTAAAGCTGAGAAAGCAGCTGAGTTAGTTGCTGTTGATAAGTTTGAAGCACGTGTTCAGGATGTGATCGGTCTTGGAGCTGATAATCGAGAAACTGCTCTGGAATGGATTGTTTCTCAAGAAACTTTTTATCATGAACAAGATGTCGAACATTTTGTTTGGGAGCAAGGTATCTTGTTCACCGATTATGGTAAAGCTTTGATAAAATCGCTTTTATCTATAGTTAAATATGAGGAGATGACTGCTAATGATTTTGCATGAAAGGTTATTTCAAGATGAGATAGTCCATGAGGACATGATACAGTGGAGTATTGAAACTGGTCATTGGCCAGATCGAAGTTTTGAGTTTGTTGTAGATGCTTATGCAGAAGCTATGGGCTGGAAACAAGAAGGATTTTCTGGAATGGAGGTTTATTGATGTCAGATGATGAAATTATGTATTTAACTGCAAGGTTCTTGCAAGTTCTTATTATTGTTTTGGCGGTTGGTGTATTTGGAAATTTAATTTGGGAGACAGTATTATGAGTTTTTTCATTCAAGGTATATCTGGAGATGTTGTTGAACGTTGGGATGGTCTTTCAGGCATTCAAATGGAAGACATACGTGAAAAAATGGAAACACGTGGATTAGAAGATATTTCTTATGGCATCACTGAAGAAAATCTAAATCAGTATCCATATTTGGAATCTATCCAAACTCATGGCGGTCCATTTGATCGGGGTGGTGCTGATAGCTATTATCGCCGTCCATATGATCCACATTATTATACAGGCGATACATATAGATCTACTAGAGTACCTTCTTCAGAGATGACAGAAGAAGATATCGCATTATATCGTGAAGGGTATAATGAAAACGAACAAGAAGGAAACTTCAAAGAATGGTAAAAGCTTCAGATTTAGATAGTGATTTTATAGAGAAACCAGTTATGGAACAGCTAGGTAAAATTATTGACTCCGAAACCGCAAGAGAATTTGTCCCACCAGATAAATTTAATCCTGTAAATAAAGTGTTGACGGATGATGGTGTAGAGTATATGCTCAACTCGAGTCAAGCCGAAAAACTAATGGATTTTATTGCTGATATGCGAATGCCCTATCGATTTAATGTTGTCCGCAATATCCAAAACAGTAATGGGTTTGAGAACCTTTGTAAGTTGGTATTGAAACTATGAATA